AATGTTAAAGTGAAAGCCTACATCGACAAACGTTTAGATAAATTAAAAAAAGAATCAATCGCTGAACAGGACGAAATACTCCAATTTTTAACCAGCATAATGAGGGGCGAAGAAGTCGAAACAATACCCCTAGGTATGGGGATGGGCGAACAAAAGTTAGTTAAGAAAGAGCTAGACGGTAACGACAGGATAAAAGCCGCTGAATTATTAGGTAAACGTTACGCTATGTGGACGGACAGGCAGCAAGTGGAGGATATTACTCCTATATTTAAGGATGACGTTCCAGATGAAGACTAAAGAAATATCCATATCAGAACAAATCGGAAAAGGGTATAACCGATTTTGGAATAACAAACAATTTTATAGAGTTGTTAAAGGTGGTAGGGGTAGCAAGAAGTCTAAGAACACCGCGCTAAACTTCATCTACCGCATCATGAAATATGAATGGGCAAACTTACTTGTTGTTAGAAGATATTCCAACACCAACAGACAATCAACGTACACTGACCTTAAATGGGCGGCTAACAAACTAAAGGTAAGTCATTTATTTAAATTTAATGAATCAATGCCGGAAATAACCTACATGCCAACCGGGCAAAAGATATTGTTCAGAGGGCTTGATGATCCATTAAAAATAACATCAATAACAGTTGATGTTGGCATATTGTCGTGGGCATGGCTAGAAGAGGCTTATCAATTCGAGGATATGGCGGCAGTCGACACAGTCATTGAATCCATTCGTGGAAGTTATGATTCGCCGGACTTTTTCAAGCAAATCACAATCACTTTTAACCCTTGGAGCGAACGACATTGGCTTAAAAGGGAGTTTTTCGACAAGAAAACAAAGCGCAGAGATACGTTTAGCGACACCACAACATTTAGGGTCAATGAATGGCTTGATGACGTAGACAGGCAACGAATGGAAGATTTGTATAAGACCAATCCAAGAAGGGCCAGAATCGTTTGTGATGGAGATTGGGGAGTCGCTGAAGGCTTAGTCTTTGAAAATTTTAAAGTAGTAGACTTTGACCGCATAGCTAAGATAAAAGAAATACAAGAAGTCACTCACGGTCAAGACTATGGATTTACCAATGACCCCACAACTCATATAAGTACTGTAGTTGACTTAGAAAAAAGAGAGTTATGGATATACGACGAACACTACGAATACGCCATGACAACTAATGACATTTATAAAATGATGGTAGATAAAGAAGTTCTTCAATCGCCCATTACAGGTGATAGCGCTGAAGCTAGATTAATAGCAGAATTACGCTCGAAAGGTGCAAGAAGGCTACATGCATCCGTTAAGGGTAAGGGTAGCATTAACCAAGGGATATTGTTTTTACAAGGCTTTAAAATCAACATACACCCCTCTTGCGTCCATACGATAGAGGAATTTAATACCTACACATTCACGAAGAATAAAGAGGGTAAATGGACTAACATTCCGATAGACGACAATAACCACATTATAGATGCCCTTAGGTACTCAATGGAAAGGTACCACATGAAGAAAGGTAATAATAAAGAAAAATACAAAGCTATACAATCTATATTTTCATAGGAGGTGCATAAATGGCCAAAGTAAACGAATTTGAAAAAGGAAAGATTAGCATAGGTGGTGCTAGATTTTCTTCAGAATCGAATATGCAGTATGAATTATCGAGCGTTGATGATTTAACGGATAGTGTCCTGGAAGAGTTGATACAGCACCATAGAGAGAATCAAGTGCCAAGACTTAAACATCTCGAAAGCTACTTTAAAGGTGAAAACGTCAATGTGCTGACAGGGAAGCGAAGAAGAGAAGAACATTTAGCTGATAACAGAGCAACTCATAACTTTGCTAAATACGTTAGTACGTTTATACAAGGTTATATGATGGGGGTACCTTTGAAAACATCATACGAAGATAAAAACGTCGATGAACTACTAAGGGAAATAAATAGAATAAACGATGCAGACGAACACAACAGCGAACTAGTGCTAGATCAATCTATTTTTGGTAGGGCATACGAGCTTGTTTACAGGAATAAAGATGATGAAATAAGATTCGTTCAATTATCTGTACACAATACATTTGTTATTTACGATGACACAGTTGATAAACAACCGATAGCAGCTGTTCGGTACTACAAGCAACAGTTTTCTGACAATTCTTTTGTTGAGTTGTACACTGATAAGGTCATCAAAAGGTACAAGTTGAGTGATTCTAACAAATTGACTTACTTGGAAGATAGAGAACAAGTGTTCGACTATATTCCTATCGTTGAGTACTCTAATAATAAGTACCGACAAGGAGACTTTGAGGACGTTTTGTCACTAATTGACTTATACGATGCAGCACAATCAGATACAGCTAACTATATGCAAGACTTAAACGATGCATTGCTGGTCATAAAAGGAAACCTTGAAATTGACGTTAAGCAAGCACAAAGAATGAAAGAAAAGAACTTGTTGATGCTTCAAACTGAAATGGACGGTGAAGGAAAACCATCCAATGCTGATGCTTTTTACATCTACAAACAATACGACGTACAGGGCACAGAATCATACAAGGATAGGCTTTTTAATAACATACTATTGTTTACGTCCATACCTAACTTACTTGATGACAAGAAAGGGACAGGCAACCAATCAGGGGAAGCCCTTAAAATGAAGCTGTTTGCATTGGCACAAAAGAGAGCAACAAAAGAACGTCTATTTAAACGTGGACTTAGGGAACGCTATCGATTAATCGAAAATATACTCAATAAAGCAAGTGAAGGTTCGTTCGATGTCAATAACATCAATATAACATTCACAGAAAACCTACCGAGTATGATTGATCGTGAATTAGAGTGGTTTACAAAAGCGGGTGGAGAATTATCACAAGAAACACTCCTATCCAATCTGTCATTTGTCGAAAATGCACAAGAAGAACTCGACAGGATAAATTCTGAAAGCCCACAAGAAAGAGCTATTGCTAATGCTTATCAATTCCGAGAAGAAGTGATTGAAGATGAAGAGGAGCAATGAGTACTGGAGAAAACGTGAACTGGAGCACATAAAAGAACGAAAGAAGCAAGATAAGAAGATAGCTGCTCGATTACAACGCAAGTACATTGAAGCACAAGAAGAAATAACGAAAGAAATCAACTCTTTTTATGGTAGGTACGCTAGCAAAGAGGGAATATCTATTGAAGATGCTAAAAAGAGAGTTAAGCAGATAGACATAGACGCTTATAAAAGAAAAGCTAAAAGATACGTGAAAGAACGTAATTTTAGTGATATAGCTAACGAAGAAATGAGACTTTACAACGTCACGATGAAGATTAACCGCCTTGAAATGCTAAAAAGAAACATAGAACTAGAACTCTATGGCTTATTCAGTGATGAAGAACGTTTTATGTACGAGCGACTCACTAAACAGGCTTACGATGAGTACGAGAGACTATCTGCCATATTAGGTGGTACGGTGCATCATAACGAGAAGATGATAAAAAGCATCGTAAACTCATCTTTCCTAAATGCTACATGGAGTGAGCGTATATGGACCAACCAGAGGGCATTGCGCAATGAATTGGATACATTGTTGAGTAGGGCTGTCGTGCAAGGTAAGCACCCCAGAGAGTTATCCAAAGAAATAAGAGATAAATTTGAAGTGGGGGCTTATGAAGCCGAAAGAATAATGAGGACCGAAAGTGCACGAGTTATGCAGGATGTCTTTTTAGATAGTGCAGCAAAAACAGGTATCGAACAATATGAATTTATAGCAGAGCCAGATGCATGTCCTATATGCGCTAAATTAGATGGTAATATATACAACGTAGACGAAGCTGAAATAGGTGTTAATGCTTATCCCGTCCATCCATCGTGCAGATGTTCGCAGGCAATGTATATGAGTAGGGAAAAGTGGGACGAAAGACTAAAGGAGAAGGGGATATAAATGTCTAAAGTTAAAGTTTGCGACAGTGCATTCGAGAATATCAAGAAGAGAGTTAAGGAGATACAAGACGAGCTTGCAAAAGATGTACATGACAGGATGATGAAGGATATGACGAAAAGTGCACCCTTGACTCACGAACCTTCCTATGAACCTAGTGTCGAATACAACGAAGATGAACTTGTTGGTTATATCATGAGAAAAACAAGTTCCATCAACCTGACTTATGAAGAAGTTAGAGCGGTATTGGATGCTGAACTAGACTTCTTAGCAACTAAGGGAATAACTGAACATGGTGGAGGTGCTAAAAATGAACGATAAATATGCTAAAGAAATCGCTAAGGAATTGAAGTTGATTCGCAAGGCATTAGAAAAGATAGCCAACAAAAAATAACGGAGGTGATCGCTATGTTACGTGTAAATCACAGCATATCTGATTGTTATTAAAATATAAGGAGTGGTTAAGTTGTCATTTACCAAAAAAGCTTTAACAAGAACTTTTGATGCCGCTAGACAAAGTGGAGTAGATTACGTATTTGTAGCTATTAG